GTGGGGTCAGCGAAGATCAGATTGTTGAGAGTCGCTTGTACGTTATCTATGCGGCTACGGAGTAGCCAACTGCCAATGTCGTGGAGAGGGAGCATTAGATCGTAGAGAGACTGGGAGTAAGTCTTGTGCTTGTCGTTGTGGAGTCCTCCAAATACGGCAGGGAATTGCTGTCCGTATGGAGAGAGCTGACAACGGATGACTACGTTCTCATCGATGATGGTCATTACCATCCACAACTGATTCATGTTGGGTAGGCCAACCTCGAATCCATTGAGGCGTACCCACACTTCATCGGTGGTTCTTGCGCCACTGAGAGAGTATCCGTTTTCTCCTTGTACGTCATTGGGTCGAACTGTCATGCCTTGGGCAGACTGGTGGTGGTCTTGGTGTATCTCCCAGCCAGACTTAGTGCCGATAGTAGACTTACGCAGGGCTGGGTACTTCTGGAGCTTGGGGTATTGGTTGGTGGATAACAGTTGGTTGGTTGATTGGTAGTCAACGAAGATCACGAACTGCATTTTATCCCAGTCACCCCAGCTCACACGAGGGTCGTGGAAGGTGCGCCTTGGGTTGTAGTTGATGATGTCGTTAGTGTTTGTGTTTGGGTTCCAAATCACTTTTGTAGGGGCGTACCCGTAACGGATGCTGTCAAGAAGGTGTTGTGCTATTCCTGCCTCTCCTGCTGTTCTTCGCATGTGCTGGTGCATCAAGCGTTCTAGGATGGCAGAGGATTCGCGGGATTTGCGGTCAAGACCTTCAAGTTGGAACATGGGGTTGCGACCAGCCAGTGCAGACATGAGGTAGGTGAGTACAGTGTCGGCTATGGCTCTGGTGTCTGCGATGACTGCTTTCTCGCGGAACTTGGTGGCTTCTGGGGGTACATAGATATCGTGAGCTTCATCGGCTCGCTTCCATTGAGCGTAGCGATTGCGAACTTTCTCGTGGGACATGCGGCCCATTGCTTGGACGTAGGAGCAAATCTTCTTCTCTTCATCTTCTGTGAGGAGGTCAGAGATGTCATCGTATGCCATGAGTGAATTAATGTGAGGAGAGAGGTCAACGATTACTTCGGTTGGATCGACACCATCTGTTTTATAGTAGCTCATGGAAAAACGCTCTTAATTCTGTGTGTTGTTCTGTGTGTTGTATCGGGCGTGGCTTGTGCTGTGAGCCGCTGGCTGGTTTGTTGCGAAACGACTGTTAGCAGCGCGACTGATCTTTGATAGATATGAATTACGCTGGGAAGGTGACATGGCTGCAATTTCTTCCTCGGTCAAGGCTGTTCCTTGTTGTTGGGAGATTGTCTTAATGCTGGTTGTGATATTAGTACCGCCCCACCCCATAACTCACCTTTGTATTGTTTGCCGTAGTTGCTGTTGATGATTTTGATTGATGGGGGTGGTGTGGTCGTCCTTGGTTACTCTCCCCACCCGTACCATGAAGAGGAGGAGGATGATGACCTTCGGCTGTTGCTGTTTGCTGGGCGCGAATCCCCGTTTGTGGCAAAGCCACTCGCTGGATTTCCAAAGGATGAGTTGAGCGATCCATGTGCTGTAAGCATTCCAAAGGCTTGGTCTGGAGAGACTGATGTTCTGGAGAGGATGTCGAGTCCCATGCTGAGTACGTCCACTTGGTCATCGTTGACTCCACTGGGGAACGAGAGGGTCTCTTCGATGAAGCTGTCATACCAAGGGGCGTTGCTTGGAAGATAGACTCGGCCTGACTCGATGAGGGGAGTGACTGCGTGTACGCGAGTTACTTTGTCATGGGTTACTTTGTGGGCGATAACGGAGACTCCAGATTCTCTGCGTAACTCTTGGATCAGGGATTGGCCAGAGGCTTTGTCCTCGATGTACAGTGCGCGTAATCCCCTGCCTCGCCATTTGTTGTTTGTGTGTATGGCCTTGGCTTTGAGTTCGGGGAAGTCCCACTTGCCTCTGGTTACATCGATGACATGGATGTCGCCATTGCGTGTGAGTCCAAGGGTCATCATGGCAGTGTAGTCTGCGGATTCGGTTTTCTTGAATGCAGTGTCGATGGTGACAATGATCTGCGAGAAGTCTTCTGGCTTCATGTGATCAGGGTTGTAGAGCTTCCACCACTGCTGCTTGATTAAGTTGCCGCCTTCTACTCTGGGGTTTTGCATATAGAGTGCAGCAAAGTCTCGTGGCGACATCCGCTGCTTACGCTTGAGTTCATCGATGGGGAACCGAGCTGGCCAGAGGGCAGTTTCGATGATGGGTTTGTAGGTGCGTAGGTGCTCATCGACTTCGTTGATCTTGGTCTGTGGAATGTACCTTGAGTCTCCTCGTGGCAGCTCACTGACTGGGCGAGAGTGTGCGGCTTCTGTTTCCATGATGGCAGGGAATAGAATGTGGAGCCAACGGCCTTCTGCCCAATCTTCGGTTTGCATGATTCTGGAGCCGAGGTCATCTGGATGCCAGCGTGTGTAGCAGACGATTTGGATGGGGTGCTCTCCGTTGTTGTCTGGCTGGAGTCGAGTGGTGAGTGCAGAGGTGTAATAGTCCCATGCTTTCTGGCGTTGGGTTGCGGAGTCTGCTTCCGAGCGCGACTTGATGGGATCATCGAGCGAGAGCAAATTCGCGGGCCTTCCGCTGGTCGTGGCCCCCATCCCGATGTTGTATGCAGCTCCTCCTTCTGTGGTGCGGAAGACATCCATTGCACGAGAGTCTTTGGAGAGGGCGAAGTCTGGGAAGACTAGGCTGGTCTCTTCGTGTTGGAGGTATTGACGCTGTGCTCTACCGAAGTCAGTGGCCAGTTGGGAGTTGTAGGATGCGGTCATGGAGTACCGCGTAGGGTTTCTGGCTAAGTAGTAGCTAGGGAATAGAGATGTGGCATAGGTAGATTTGGAATGACGCGGTGGCATGTTGATCATTAGGTTATAGAGTAGGTGTGCGTCTTGAGGTCGGGTGTATTTCTTCTGGAGTTTATTGTCTTCTCGGTTACTGTGGTTGTGTTCTATTACTTTCCATTCTTCGTTGAAGTCAGAGAGGAGCGTACCTTTCTCTAGGCGATCTAGTGCTTCGATGAGTTTGTGGTGGAACATCGGTACTTTCCATGCAGGGTGATGCAGTCGGCAATAGGCTCCGAAGGATTCACTGGACTCTTGGAGTGCGAGTAGACGTTGGGCTGCTTGGACTTTGGAGACCATGATTTATTCCTCTCCTGTTTTTGGGCTTGTGTTGGTTATGATAACTGGGCCAGTGGGGTCAGGATGAGGCTGGCTGTCAAAGGATGGTCGGTAATCTTCTTCTATTATATCTTGGGCGGCAGTGGTGTTGGAGGATGAGGCGATGATGTCCTCTAGTTCCTTTCGTGAGAGTTTGTTTACGTCTCCATCTTGGAGGGCTACTTCGCTGTAGGAATGGTGGAGGTCGGGTAGGACTTTGTTGAGGAGCATTCCGTAGAGTCTGACTTGCTGGGGGTTCCATTGCTCGGTTCCATTGAGGACACCCACGACCTTTTGTGTTTGTGTGGCGACTGTGGCGAATACTTGGGATCGCATGATGGCGATGTCGTTGGGTTGAAGGTGGTTCTTGGGTGCGGCCATAACTGTAAGAGCTTCCTCGGTGCGTTTAGCTTCGGTGTGGCGAGCTGCTTCTCTAGTTGCTGCTGTGTGGTGAAGGTAGTATTCGTGTGCTGCTTGTTCTTGCGCTGTTTGTTCTGGCTTCATGGATTCTGGGAACTCAACTTTGTAGCACTGTGGGTCTACTCGCTTTGGGATGTCTGTGGTGATGGAGTCTAGGTAAATCTGTTCTGGTGTTGGCTGTTGTTCTGGTTCTGGGAGGTCTTCTTGACGGGCCAGATGAGTAGGTGTGGTTAGGATGGTTGGCTTGTAGTCTGCTGGTACGAGTGTGTACTTCCGCTTCTTAGTTGAGGCGGTTTTATGCAGGGGTGATCGTGATGCTTCATCGAGCATCCGCTTGTCATGGTAAGTGGCGTTAACTTTCATGGCAATGGGTGGTGGAGGCGATCCATAAGAAACACCCTTACGCTTATAGTTGGAGACTTTGGCTTTGGTTCCTTCTCGATTGGTCAGTGGCTTATAGCCCTTGGGCTTTTTGTAGACTTTCTTTTTGGGAGTAGCGGATTCATTGGAGGTTATGTCGGATGTGTGTGATGTGGTGTCGGATTCTGTAGATGATGGTGGCGTATTGTTGCTCATGTCAGGTGCTCCTTGCTGCATTTCAAAAATGGTGTTGTAGATTGGAGACAAAGTTTCCAAAAATGGTGGCTGTTGTGTAGGTGTCCGTGACCCCCTATCGCGCGAAAACCAAACGGCGAAAGGGGGTGTACCCCCCCTATGCTTACGCGCACATATAATGCACATGTGTGTGCGAATCAGACTCATTTGGCAGCATTTTTGGCACAGTTCTGGAACAATCGCCCTGAAACGTACTGATACCAACGACTTACCGACCTGCCGAAGGTCGAGGCGAGCGACTAATCGACCATAAAATCCGACTTATCTGCTCTCCAAAACCTCTCCATGCGCTCTCGAACAATGAATTATCGCGCATATACATGCGTTTACTATGTCCCGAAATCTCCAATCCATCGTCCTTCACGCGTATACACACGCGCCCGTCAAGGAGAAGGCCCAGTGAGCCAAGGCAATTTCGTCTTAGCCAATCAAAATCTGGAGCAAGTCTATGAACAACTTAAATTCTTTGAAATCCGCAGAGCTGATCGAAATCGCTACCAACGCAGCACCAGCCGAAAAAGCTGTTGCCAAGGCCGAAATCGTTAGGCGTCACGAGAATCGCGTCAAGAAAAACAAGAAACCCATCCCTGCGGTAGCGAAGTTCCTTGGACTTGCTCCAGTGTCTCCCGTCAAGCCGAAGGCTTCCGAGAAACCTGCCAAGCCAGCCAAGCCTGCCAAGCCTGCGAAGGTCGAGAAAACTGATGCCGAACTCGAAGAGTCCTACGGCAACCAGACGGCAGCGTTTCTGACCAACATGCTCAAGCGAGCTAAAGACCCTCGCAAGGTCAAGTTTATCAAAGCTGCTTTAGCAGCTAAGTCAGCCCCAGTCGAGGCGGCTCCTGTGAGAGAGCAGTTCGGTGAACTGGTCGCCATGCTCACTGGCATGTCAGCGGCAGACAAAGCCGAGGTGATGGCTGCTCTGTCAGCGTAACCACCCACCCACACCAACGCCCTTCGGGGCGTTTTTTTGTGCCTAAAATTTGAGGAAAATTCCCATGCAAAACCCATCA